TCAGACAGCTTTGTCAGTTTCCGTTGTTTCCGTAGTATCCGTGGTTTCGGTTGTGGTGGTGGCGTCGTCGGTCAGGCCGTTGGCGATTAAGTAGCCGACCACGGTGCCCAACCCACCGATGATGGCCGTTACCTGTACGATGGTGTTGCTATCACAGTTATTGTAGGCCATGACGGCGGTTACAAGCCCCGCGATGGCCAACCAGAATTTACGTGATGTGATCTTGATGAAAAAAATATCCCAACTGAATGTTTTCATTGGTTTAACCTCCTAAAATTATTAAGATAATTGCTTCCCCTTACCCCTTAAACCATCCCAAAAACCTAAAAATAATTGGCTTAACGGACATTTTTTAATCAATACTTAGACCGCTTTTGCTTCGCTTTGAGGAAGCTCTTTAGATATTACCGTCTTCATCGTATTGATTTTTTTTATCTGTCTTATCGGGCCAATGGTTGTTTTTGCTTAAGTTTTCTGTGGTGTTTTTGAAAACAATGGCCGCAATGACGCCCAAAATTTCCGTCACGACAGCTTTTGACAACGATTCGGCGATCTCCGTTCTGCCCATAAAGGCCAAAACGTAAGATAGATAAACCCAAACTACGCTGTTAAAGATCAGTAAATCCGCAATATACTGCGTACGTCCGTTTTCTTTTTTTATCTTGATCGGTTTTAATTTAATTTTGGGTAGTTTTAAGCGCATTTTTTAACCACCCTTGCCAGAACGACAAAGGTTCGTACCATATCCAGCGATAAGTCCATCTCATCGCTTTTGGCCAAAAATCCCTTGCCGATCAGGTACTGTACCGATTCTTGCGCCCATGCGGGCATTTCGTCTACTGTGTTATACCGGACTTGGCTTGCCAAAAAGACCACCTCCCCGACTTCGTTTTCGATTCCTAAAAATCCGGCAATATCATCTGTATTGCCGGACTGGTAATACTTGATTTGCAGCTCGATGTGCAGGTGCGCTCCTGTGGAGTTGCCAGTTGAGCCCATGGTGCCGATGGCTTGCCCTGCCGAAACCGTATCGCCAACGCTGACCTTGCGGCTTGCGGCGAGCATATGCGCGTACACGAGCGAGCGGCCGTCTTTGATCTGGACGACGACATATTGTCCCCAGCTTTTATCGACGCCGGAACGGATGACTTTACCGTCCGTCACGGATAAAATGGTCTTATCGCCACTGCTGACAATATCGATGCCGTCGTGTTTGCCGCTGGCCCAACGCGTTCCTTTGACGCCGTAAACAGCGGTGACACGGCAATCGGCCGGGTCTTTGAAAGGAAATGTCATAAAATCCCCCCTTTCTCTTACAGTTTATGATCGGTTTGTCCAATCTGTGATTTTATCGGTTGACAGCCAACGCGCCGACGCCGTCTATGCGTTTGTGCGCCGAGCGAGCGACCTCTTCCACCCTGGTTACGCGTTGGGTAAGCCCGTTCAGCTTTTGCCCGTCTGTGTCACAATGGCTGCGGAACAAAGCCTCGCCAGAGCGCAGGTCTTCTTTGATCTCGTCGATGCCGCACTTGATATGGGCAATATCGTTTTGGATGGTCGCAAGGCCCGCCGCGTCAGTTTTGATTTCTGTTTTGACCGTGCGCGCCCTTGCCCACCAGCCCAAAATGATACCGCTCATGGCCGCAACCGCCGAGAGTACCGCCACAAACACCGTCATGTTCATTTTCTTCACCTCCTTTTTGCCCAATAAAAATAGAGCCCCTCGGGGCTCTTGCCTTCTCATCATCAACTTATGCGGTATATGTTTCACCGGTGATGGTCTGGTATTCTTCGGCAGTGATGACGCTTTTTTCAACCGCTTTTTTTACCATCAGTTTGTTCCATAGTCCCCTGTCGTAATTTTTTTTAATTCCCTCAAAATTCATCGTTATTCCCTCCTTATAATGTTAATAGATTCTGGTATTCCAGTGCTGCAGCAATACGTTCATCCGCCGTCGGCTCTGATATAACCGGGGTATTAAAGAGCGTCTCAAGCTCTGCTATCGCTTCTGCTTCGGTTAAGCTTGGGTCAATAGCATACTGGCTGCGGAGTTTTGCGAGATTTTCATACCCGCCAAACACCTGCCCAAGTTCATCTGTAATCACAACCGTCGTAAACAGTGTTACTGCCGGGTATTTTTGTTCAATAATCTCCGGTGTGGCGATTGCTCCGCTGTTAAATACATATGTCTTGTCTCCCAGATATTTTTCTAACTTAATCATTTTTTATCCTCCTTCAATTAATTTAAACCTGTTAAGGTTTTAGAAGCATATTTTATATAGCCTGATATTTTATAGGGTTGGGAATAGGCCAACTCTCCGACGGTGAACTGCTCAGTTGCGTGTTCGGCAAATTTGTAAGAATGGAATGAAGGAATCGGTATGGATGCTGTGTAGCTATTATAGGCATAGGCGGTTGATACATAAGAAGAACCGTTGTATCCGCCGGCAAAAATCGCATAAATGCCAATAGAAGCCCCCGCCAGATATTTTGTAGTTGTTGTCAAAGCTGATTCCGAATGATACGTTAAAGATTCATCGTAAGAATCCACATAATTATATTGAGAGGTACCGGAATTATCTCCACCGGCAAGCAATATATATGGAGCTTGATAAGCACAGCCCATATACCCTCTGCCTTGGGTCAGGCTTGTTGGGGTTGTTCTTGTTAAACTGTCGTCAAAGGCGTTGGCTGTTGTTTGTCCATTAGACGTTTCTCCACCGGCAAACAAGGCATAATTTTGATTGCTGCCCGACCCCATAGCCAATCTGGATACGCTCAGTGTTGTGGTTGTATGCGTTAAATCCGTATCGTAGACATCCACATTATTTACTCCATAGGTATTGCTGCTGTTTTTACCCCCGGCAAATAAAGCATAGTATCCGACTGTGGCGGCCGCCATCAAGTACCTGCCTGTTCCCAAAACTATGGCTGTTGATCTGGTTAAATTACTATCATAAGCATCTACCACTGTAGAGTCACCCGTACCACCGGCAAAAAGCGCATACGCACCGATAGTTATTCCGGATAAATCACCCCTTGCGGCACTCAATGTTGTAGGCGTCGACCGAGTTAAAGAAGCGTCGTAGGCGTCAACCACATTAGAAGAAGAAGCATTTGTCCCACCGCCAAACAGTATATAAGAACCAATTGTTGCGGCAGCCAGATGTCCGCGGGCCGAGCTTAAATCCGTCGGCAAGGTTCTCGTCAAATCTTCGTCATATGCCGATACATAAGCTCTATAATAGGGGCTTGAGCTAATATACCCACCGGCAAAAACTGCATAAGAAGTAGTTGAAGCTGCAGCCACATATGCTCCTGTACCCTCTAAAGAAGTAGTAGTCCGTTTAGCAGGAGAGTCAGAAGTGTAAAACTCACTAAACGTTATCTGGGGAGTGCCGGAGCCACCTATTGCTGATTGAAGGTCCGTAATAGATAGTTTTTTTACAATATCACTTGCCTCTGAATCCATAAGGGCAACCATATCATCATCGGCAGGCGTTGTCTTTGCCAACGCCCCACGAATCAAAGACCCAATTGTTGCAGTCGTTTCATCCCCCGTATTAATACCGCTTACATTACTTAATGCAGCTGTATTGGAATGTGTATGCCGCGTGCTGGTATTAGTTGCCACGTCGGTATTATTGCTGACTTCCGTATCAAAGTCCGTTACTTCTGAAGCGCTGTGGTTATGCGCAGCAGGTGTAAAGGTTGCAGGCTTGTTTAATATCTGTGCACCCCCGGAGGCCGCATTCCAGTCGGCATTGACGTTGACTTCCGCACCCACTGCGATCCCGGCAAGCTTGGTCTGTTCCGTGGCAGTGTAGGTTTTGTTCGTAGTACCGTCTACGATCATATCTGCGCTGTGCGTCTCCGGGTGGATGTAATTGTTGGCTCCAGCCGCAATACTGATAAGCTTGCTTTGTTCCGTCGCCGTATAGACCTTGTTGGTCGTACCGGACACCATCTTATCCATATCAAAAGCGTCCCCCTCGACGCCCGTCGGGTCATACACCGAGGCCAGCATATCCCCCGCCCCCGCGCCATCCGTTCCTTTGGCGGCTAAAACCTGCCAGTAGGTTGCATTGGTCGGCAGGTTGCCCATAGATGCCAGGATGCAGATATACGAAGAGCCGTTATAGCTGACAGCGTCGTCCACGGCATAGGTCGTCGCGGCGGAATATGCGCCCAGCCAGTTCAACCCCGCAGGACCTTGCATGCCTGTGTTCCCCGTATCGCCTTTATCACCTTTTTCTCCCTGCTCGCCTTGCGCGCCTGTGGCTCCCTGAATCCCCTTCCATTGATACCAGCAATATCCGCTATAATCCGCGGGGGCGGTAGAACTGGCGGATGCGCAAACACCGATGTATTCATTGGGAGTCGTTAGTAAAGTAGCGGGGGTTGCCGACGTTCCCCAACGGATATGCAGATACGCCGATGTTCCTGCTTCACCTTGAATACCCTGAACACCTTGAGTACCGATAGCTCCTTTTAAATCGACATACGTATAGGTGGGGTCGCCCTCGACCCGAACACCCAGTTGCGTGCCGTTCCATAAATATTCCAAAGAGTTGCCCGTCGCACCTCGCGGGCCTATCGTGCCCTGAACCCCCTGTATGCCCTGATCTCCCTGAATACCCCGCGGCAGCGTAAAATTAAAAACAGCGTCCTGCTCGGTGCCGGAGTTGGTGATCACGGTATCGGAGCCGCTTTCTCCGGTGGTGACCGTGCCCAAGGCAACCGTTGCCGTAAAATCCCCATTGTTTGCCCTGTTTTCTACATCCGCAGCATAGGCATAAGCCTGCGTGGTATTGCGGAGGATGGACTCATACACATCCTGATCGGGCGGTGGTAATGCTTGTCCCGAATCAACTCCTTCACGAACCGTTACAAATGTCCATTCCGTAGGCAGTTTTGCCATATTCTCTTCGTCTAATAGCTCCCTGTGAACAACACCGATATATAGATATCCCCCCTGTTTTAAAACCAGAGCAGGAATATAGCAGGTATTGTCTGCAGTTAAAGCTTGGGCAAAGCACACTTTTTTATCGTTTGAGAAGACAGCCGTTTTGCTCAGACTATCCCAGGTACTGTCAAAGCTAAAGCTGCACTTGTACCAATTCTCGCTGTTTGACATGATCTCAATCGCGTTCATAGCCTTGATTTTGCTGCCCGTAACACTCAAATATAAAACCGTTTCCATCATAACCCTCCTTTCATTTTTTTTAAACCCCTTTTTCTTGTTTAATAACCCATCCTATTGTCGAAAACAACACGCCTCCTTCCTCATCGATTAAATTTAAAATCTTTGCCAACATAAAAACCGCCCCGTTTGGGACGGCTCAAAACTACTCTTTAACTAGTTTAACAATATCATACCACGTATGGGACAAACAAGGACATTTATGGACACGACAGGACATTTATGGACATTTTTGCACCTTTAACTGCTGTTTTATAACGATAAAAGTTGGCAAATCCGCCTTATCTTTGTTAAATTGACGTTTGGTTTTGCCAAAAATCCCAGGCCTAGATAAGATTATTACCTCTCCCCGGCATACAATCCTCACGTTTGTCATCCAAGCTCTTTAAGCCTTCCTTAGCCCCTGACAAGCGCATTCATCTTCTGCTTTCTGCTTATTATATAAAAAACAGCCTTCAAAAGAAGGCTGTTTAAATATCCTGTTTAACGAACTAAAAAAAGCCGGTTTTTTTGATCAATATCCCCAGGTGTAATAATAATACTCATAGTCGCTTAAGTACTGGTCAATTTGTAAAAGCGGATAGCTAACTAACCAGGTCCCGTCACCCATGTCTGTGATCGTGTCATCAATAATACCGTTATCATCATAGGCGCTGGGATAATAGAAAAATGAATCATAATAGATAACAAACAAACAAATATCCTTGTTAAATTCTTCCCGGGCTTCATCCGCGATGACCGCATACTCATCCAACAAAGCATCCGCCTCCAGATCCCGTATCATATTAAAATCGGTCAGGCACTCGGGAGCGATATACATTAATATAATTATTGTATCCGCATTTTCTAGGATAACAACCCCATCAAAAGTAACGGCATAGTTGTTATCCATAAACAAACCGTATTCGGATAAAATATAGTCGGCATAGCCGTTTGCGTCATCATCTTCTGTCGTGGATAAAATCGTGCCTTCATCCGTACCACCGCTACTGCCGGAAGTGCCGGAACTAGCTTTAACCGTAGAAATCAACACCGTTTTGCTGCCCGAATCCCAAGAAACAACCGCGCCGCTTGATTCCGCCACAAAGCGGATCGGCACCATGGTGCGGTAATTGATTGATTTGGCGGCTACGTCCATTTTGACGGGGACTTGGTTGACAAAAGCCGTTGCGTTGTTAAGCTGGATGATGATCTTGGTATCGTTATCATACCCGGTGATGGTCTGCGTCTCAGAGTCAAAACTGACGGTCATGCCCAGGCCCTCAAAGATGGCCCGTAGCGGAACCAGGATGCGGCCGTTTTCAATCACGGGCGGGACATCGCATTTAACCGCTTCGCCATCGATGCTGACGATTATCTGGCTTGCCGCCATGGCCGTGCCGGAAAAAAGCAGTAACGCCAGCAAGCACACCAGCAGCAAGACAACCGGTTTCTTTTTGTTCAAAATAATCCCTCCCCTTATCACTTTGCCACCCATTCAATCAGCAACTCGGTTTTTAGGTCAGGGGGATCTGCCACAAAGAAAGGTGGCTCAATCCCCTTACATCCTTACGACCGGTCAATCGAATCAGCCTTTCAGATGCCCAAAAACTACACCGACCAGCGTGATTTTTTTATCCCAATAATCCACACTTTCTATCTTTTCCACAGTTTTCCTTTTCATTTTTTATTTTTTGTGTATTATTTATAACCCCTAAAAACAGATATTCCGGTAGGCATCGGAGTTTTGTACGCTTACCGGAATGGTATTTTTAAAAAAAGGAAATGGCGTGGACAATTCACGGTTTATAAGCGAGCATTGAAGGCGGACCGGATTAATCTTCCGCTGAATCACCTTTTAATATCATAAAAATAACTGGAATAATTGCTCCTACAACTGGGATAAGAATAGACCAATACCTCCTGCCAAAAGATCGTCCTAGCGTCCACTTTTACCGATATGGGCCAGCTTTTCTTTCGCTTTGGAAACCCCAAAAACAACGATCATCATAAAATAAATAGAAGACAACAACCCAAATCGCAAAAATCTATCCAGGGCGCCACTCAAACTTTCCTCGGCAAATAAAGCAAATCCGATCAACAACTGCAGCCCCAACAATAGCCAAAACTCTTTTTTGCCTTTGTGCTCGTCGGAATGGGCATCCTGAGTAAACGGTTGAATCAATTGTGTCATGACAAATCGTCTCCCTGCTATCTATATTCTTTGGTTTTTTTAACCCCGCCGTTTAAAATATTCTGTTGCCGGTAAATCCGGAACTTATCCAAGTAAAATAAAATACATCATCAGATTCGGCAATAACGAAAATGATCATGTATCATAAGCAAATAAAATGCACGCCACCCCATCGACAATATCCGCGTTCTAAACCGTCGAGCCTATCAACAGAGCCACAGCCTAATATCGTTTTCATAGCCAAAACCCCTTTTATAAAGCCATCCTACCGTCCAACAAAACCATCCTCCAAACTTATATGTATATTATAAACCAATTTTTTTGATCCGCAAGTAGCTCCCGGATGTTTATTTCGACACCTTTCGACAAAATAGCCAGCGGCTTGAGCTTACGACAAAACAAAAAGCAACCGACGGGTTGCTTTTTGTTACGAATGGGCTACGCTTTACTTTTTGTCATAAAACCCTTTGGAAAAGACGATTACACTCTCGGCGGGATGGGTCGGCTCGTCGTCCGAATAGGGCGCATAAAGTTCTATGCCATATTTAATAGAGGTAAGACCCACCTCGTCATGCTCCAATTGCTTATCACGAATGGCAAATTCCTCTCGGATGGCGTTGTAGGGTTCAGAAAGCAAATTTTTACTGTCAAAAAGAACCTCCGCAGGTTTAAACAACTCGATAGCCTCACAAATGTTGTTCCCATCAAAGTAAACATAACATTGATCAAACGTGTGAATTTGCGTATTATCCCAACCCTGTATTTTGATGTCTTTAGGCGCACCCAAAACAGCTTGGATCTCTTTGTCTGTCATCCCCAGCACCAGATCTCCGGCGCTCTGATACGGGTTGATTAAAAATTCCATAACCGATACCTCCGTCTAAAAAAGCGATTGTAAACCCGCGTTAAAGCGGGCGTATTCTCAAAAAATGCTTGCGGCAACTAGAATTTGCCGTTGCAACCATTATATCCATTTAAGTCGGCAAAATCAATCGCTTTGTCGTCGGTTAAACGCAAGGGCGAAAGGACAAACAAAGCCTACCGGTAGTACGGCCAGATAAAACCGTCCGCACTACCCGATCTGGACCAGATCGTTTCCCAACGGTCCATCACCCATTGCCCGTCTTGTTTGCTAAAGGTTAATAGATCGGTAACTTCATACCTTCTATCTACATAATAAACCTGTGCCGATGTTTCGGAATATTTCATGACCTTTAAAAAGGTAACCTCATCAATCATATTCGTCTGCTTGTACCCATCCGTAAACTCATCCCCGTAGCGCCAGGTCAAATACTCCACCTTCAGATAAGGCGAAAACAAGACGGCTAAACAGATAAGCAATATAATCCATTTGATTCTCTTTTTTTGTATTTTCATGGATGATTCCTCCCGGCAGGCAAAGGCTACCGGTAGTACGGCCAGATAAATCCGTCCGCACTACCCGATCTAGACCAGATTGCTTCCCAAATATCCATAACCCATTGATTGCCTTGTTTTACGAATGTAATTAAAACAGCTGCAGCATGGTCACCTAATACATAATAAACTTTAGCGTTTGTATCAGAATAACCCATGACCTTTAGATATTCTACCTCTTCGATCATATTAGTCTGCTGATACCCATCTGTAAACTCATCGCCGTGACGCCAAGTCAAATACTCCACCTTTAAATAGGGCGAAAATAGCACGGCTAAAAAGATAAGTAGTACGATCCACTTAATTCTCTTTTTTTGTAGTTTCACGGATGATCCCTCCCGGCTTAATTTTAATCGATCCCCAGCAGATAGCCCATGGTATCATAGTTTTCCAGCACATAGTCCCCGAAGGGATTTGGCTTTGGTTTAGAGTGAGGAGCTACTTTTTCATGACCTAGGTTATATACTGACCCTAAAATATCGGGGCGGTCGCCGATGGCGGGGAATTTCTGCCGCCACAAATCCTGTAAATACTTGATATAAGCAGCCACATAGACGATGTTTGTCTTGTCGTCTTGCAGCTTCTTTTCCAAAAACATATCCGCCGAGCCGTTCTTGCCCTCCATAAAAGGAATCTGCCAGGCAACTTCCTTGGCCTCGGTCTTGGGCACATAGCCCGCTTCTTCCAGCGTCCTGGCCGTGGACATCTTCACCTGCCCCACCCCGACGGAAGTATCCAACAGACTGTATGCCCCGACCCAGTCCGTCAACGTATCCCTCAAGTTTACGTTGTTGGCCTGCTCGGCGTAGATCACGCCGGCCACGATCTGGGGATCTACCCCGTAATCAAAAGAAGCGTCAATGATGTTCTTAGCGTTTTGATAGATGATCTTAGCCGCCTTCTTTTCCGACTTGCCGGTGATATTCAGGGGTTTTGCTTCCGAATCGATCCGCCATTGCTGTTTGACTGGATTATACCGGTCGATCGTCTTTTGCAATTCCGACTGCCCTGCCTTTTCATCCAGAAACTGTTTAAACGGGTCGCTACTAAGACTGGCGAGCCCCATGGGATCGTTCCATTTTTCCATCTGCGTATTATTTCTCTTTTGCGCAGCTTTCTCCTTCTCTAAAGATTCGACACGTGTGTCGAATAAGCTCGTATTAGTGCCCGTATTGCTGCTTATAACCAGGCTGTTGCCCGTATTTTGCGTTGTGTTTGCCGTTTGCGTAACGGTTTTCGCGGGCGGGCTCGAACCAAGCATATTTTGCTTCTGTTCCTCTTTTTTTACAGCGTCTAAGAGCTGCTGATTGTTGGTCTTGGTAGCCACCTCTTTAAGCCAATTGGTCGTCGCCGTATCCTGTTTTGCAAAGATATCCCGATCCTTCGGGTTAATAAACGCCGCCATTTTTGAATCCTCCTTTACTTTCTTAGCTTTGATCCGCTCTCAATCCATATCTGTCCGTCCTAAAACACAGCTCCCGTCAGTCCTTATCATCCCTACGCTCACAATAAACAAAAATCCAGCTCTGATCCTTCCCTACAATTAAAAATCAGGGCGGACCGCCCTACCGACAACTTGCAAAAAACCTCTTAACTTAACCCTTACCCCAAAATTTAGAAAGGCGGCATCTGTGTAAAAGTTGCCGCCTTTCGGTTTTGCCCTTGGCATCAATCGGATTATCCATTCTTAACCCCAACAATTTGTTCCTTTAGCAACGCCAAGGATATTAGCGGTAGCTTGAGTAGCATAGCCCAACTGCGGCCACATTGCTCAGGCACAGGCTTCTTTGCCCTGTTTGGCCTGCTATTCGTCACCGCTGTCATCATCGTCATTGTCGTTGCCTTTTTAATTATAATAGTCTTCCAGCAAGGCGTTAAGCCTTTGGGCTTCCAAGCTGGCCCGAAGGGAGGCGAGATTGGCCTGATAATCTTTTTGCAACTGTCCGCGCGTATAAGCTTCATTTTGTGATAGCTGCCCCAAATTCCCTTGCAAAGCGTTGTTGGAACTCAATGCCGCCTGGGCGACGGCGCCGGAGTTAATTCCCTGGTTCAACATGGCTTCGTTGGAATTCAGATTGGCAACCATCTGACCGGCGTAAGTATCGCTTTGTTGCCGTTTATAATCGATCTCCAAATCCTCCAATGCCTCTTCCAGGGCGCGTTTTAACTGTCTTTCCTGCGCAGTATAAAGGTTATTGTATATTTTGTTGATATAAGATTTAGCGGACGAACCGCTTTTTGATTTACCGCCTCCGTCGTTATCGTCATCGTCATCATCACCGCCGGTAAGAGGGTTATTATCATTATCCCCAATCCATTCGCCCGGTCCATACCCAGTGCCGATTAAGCTGTTATACTGCTCATTTGCCCATTTTTGTTGACCCTCATTATACGCTCCTGTTTCATTAGCAAGTATTTTTTTATAGTATTCAGATTCATTCGCCAGGTCAATTCCTTTTTCCGGATCGTATGCCATTTAATACCCCTCCTTTAAAGCGCTTTAATATATGACTTTGCCCCGATGGATATATTGGGTAAATCGTATCTGTGGTAATATATGGTGGACCCACCGATTACCCACCAGCCGTCTTCATAGCAGATATACCCTGAAGGAACCGTGCCTGCAGATACACCCCAGGTTCCGCTGGGAACGAGCTGCTGGCAATAAAGCTCTCCACCGCCTGCCACCAGCCACCAGCCGTTTACATAGTTGACGTAATGTCCTTTACAAAAACCGGTACTCAATTGCGTCCAAGAACCATTGGGATTTCCGTTAATGTAATAGCAATAGGAGTAAGATCCGGAATATCCGGCAATAAACCAATACCCATTCCCATAACACACATCGTAAAAGTCACCGCTTCCCAGATCCTTTGACGTCCAGGTTCCGGTGGGAGTTGTAGCGTAATACAGCACTCCGTCGGTTGTTACGGCAACATAATACCCGTTTCCGTACTCGACGGAATAGAAAGTCGTGCTACCTTTGGCGATTTCTGTCCAGGTTCCTGCCGGAGATGTCCCGTTAAGGTAAGCAATACCACCATCTGAGCCGACAGCGAACCACCAGCCGTTCAAATATTTAATACGGTAGGCCTGGCTCATGGTCAAGTTGATGCTTGTCCAGATTCCGGATGTAATATCTGTCGTATAGTGTATCTGATGGTATCCTGACCTGCCGAACATCCAATACCCGTTGGCATAGGCCAAACAACTTGCGGCGTATGGTATTGTCACACTTGTCCACGACCCCGACGTAATATTCGTAGTATAATAAATAGATGTGCCGGACGTATAGGCCCATGTGCCGTTACCGTAAACAAGGTAGCTTGACCCGGCTCCGGCAGGTATTTTGGACCACAGCCCCGTCGGTTTATTCTCCAATAAGGTTGTTAAATCCGGATAATCGTCTTCATGGATTTGAGAGCCGTCACACAACAACCAATCAGAATCCATTGTCCGGATAGATGTCAAAATATCCCCAATTTTAAAAGCTGCCCCGCTTTCCAGCTTATCATTCGTTACTGCACCGTCTTGTATTTTAGCGGTTATAACTGCGCTGTCTTCAATCTTTGCCGTAGTCACAGCCTCGTTTACGATCTTCGCCGTCGTAATGGTGTTGTCAGGCGGGATGGTGCCGCTGCCTCCGGAATAGATCAAATCCAGTGCCTCCTTGACCGTATCGACGGCGATAGCCCCGCCATACCCCAAATTGTCGGCGCCGCTTGATCCGCTAGCGGTGGAATTTAGGGCGGCAACTAAGGTATCGTTGAGATATTCTTTCAGATTGACGGCATTTTGATCAAACTTTTCCCGTAATTGTTGTGCATTCAATCCGCCTGAGTCGTTGGGATCGTCCGGCAAAGCCGCAATGATCCCCGTATCTTCGCTAAACGCTTGATATGCCATTGATAAAACCTCCTTCATTTTTTTATTTGCTGACGCTACCCACCGTCACGGGAACAGTCAGGTTCATGACGGTCGCCCGCTGGGTTGCGGCATTGTTTTTGAGGATGAACTTTACAAACACAAATTTTTTAGCTTTTATCTTCACCCGCTTGGCTGCCGGCTTGTCGTTGGTATTGAAACTAAGGTTCGTAAAATCAAGTGTTGCGAACGTAGCTCGCCCGTGGGCAACGGAACGCTCCGGATAACCGCTTGTCACATCGCTTTCCAAATCCAGCGTAACGGAAGAATTGGGCTCGCTTTTTAAAGTCAGCCAGATCTCATCGATCCACTTTTTTTGGTTAAAGCAGCCAAAGTCCAAACTTCCGGATTCCCAATAGGCGTTGATGGCGGCTCCGTTAAAAGAGAGCCTGTCCTTATCAAAATGAAAGATTTGCCCCACGTCATCGCCTAAATACACATCTCCATCTTCGTACAAAAAACATTTAGATTCAGCCAAAATATCCAGCTTGTACCAGGTTTTGTTGCGGTAGTTATAGACGATGACGTCGTTCCCGTCCGCAAACCAGCATTCCCCGGCCTCCTTGTTGTTGAGCGTCACGAGCTTGGAAAGATCGAAAAGCTTGTATGATTTATCCACCACTTTGCTGATCAGGTTTTCCGTCATCTGTTCGTAAACCGTGCCGCCGGAGGCAAGATAGATGCCGTCGTCGGCAGGGAAGACGATGCCGGAGGGAATGGAGAGCGCGCCTTCGTAAACAGGGCAGCCGACGGACTTGGTCACATTGGTCGTGGGAAAAGAGATGATCATATCGCCGTCGTCTCCCGTCAACGTGGCATATTTGCAATAAAAGATACTGTCCTCTTTAAAGATAAAAAGGCGGTCGTAATAGGGCAAAAGCGCCGTAACGGGAACAGAATCGACGTCAATATCCATACGGTTAAGCTCGGGCCAGTATTCTATGGAGGCTTTGGTCGCGCCATCGGTGGGCTCGGAATAATAGATGGTATGACTGCCGTCGCCGTAAAAGAAGGCGCGGGTATTGTTCTCTCCGCCAAAGAACTGCACCAACTTCATATCCTTAACCTTGGGCACAAGCACCTTCGACCAGGTGACAACCACGGCAGCCCCCGTTGTAGGCTCACTTGCTAAAGTAACGGTGCCGCCCGCCAGGTCTGCTGTATACCCTGTGGTAGCCGACCCGGCAACGGTTACGGAATTAATGCTGTCAATCTCTTTGCCGCCTAAAAAATAGGTACTTGCATGCGCCAGCGCAGTAAAGCGCTCCGTATTGGTAACGATGTTTTTGCTATATTCGATCTTAACATTATCCAGCCCCGATGTCGGCGCGGTGGAGAAAGTGACGGTGGTATAGCCGCTTGCATCCGTCGCCGTCGTATACCGGGCGGGATCCCTGAGCTGTCCGTTGACAATCACTTTGTCGATGGAATCAATGTTGGTCTCGCCCATTTTGTAGACAACGGCCGAGCTGTCGCCGTTAAACTTCTGGATGCGTTTTGGCGTGAGCTGGTTGACGGCTTCATACAATGTACCCGCACCGCTTGCCGGGGTAGAGGCAATCAAAACCGTGGGCACATAGCCCAAAACTGCCTTGACAACCTCTGTTCCTCCTTCCCAGGATAAATACTCATGCCCGTTGATCAGGTAGAGCTTATCGTCAAAGACAAAAAGCGATACCTTACCGACAGTAAGTTCCACTCCTGAGTCAAACGTAAGCTCCGTCTTTGTTTCCGTGGTACTGTCATATGTATAGATCTTGCCATTGGTAACAAAAATCAATAGACCGTTCCACCAAATCATGCCGTCGATGGCTTCTGCCGCCGTATCCGAAGTAAAAAGCTCATAGCCATGCATCTTTTTTAAGTTGCCTTCTTCCGTTACGCGAAAGTTAGTCATATCAGCAGCTTCGCCGACTTTCAGACCGGAGTCTCCGTCGGGGCTTTCGTTGATGCCCAAAAAGTTTTCAATCGTCATCTTAACTGTCCGCATCGGATTCCCCCCTCGCAAGGCGGCAAAGCGTGCCGTACACATTTGTGACGGCGACCTTTGCCGTGGGTTTACTCTTGCCGTATCCTTTTTTGAGCGTGTAATATAGGTTCAAAAACGTGGTGCTCGCGTCATCGTTTTCCCCCACAAAAAGATGGCCTGCCAAACCATACGGCAGTACGTTGACGCAGAGGCGATCGTCCAAATCGATACCGTCCGTAAAGGCTGAGAGTAAGGGCGGCACGGGTTTGGCCGCCGATAGCAAATCGGTATTGTCGCTGAGGTAATAAAGATCGCTGACCAAAATATTTACTAAAGCCAAAGCTCTGCTCTGATAGCCGTCCAGCTCGCTGGAATTGGTAGCACCTGTGGCGTCATCCTGCTCGTTCATGAGCATGATCGCCATGTCGTACACCTGTTGTACCGTAATCATCTGTTTTCCTCCCTTCTTGATTATGGGATTACAGACAGACAGGAGGAGGGGGATAACCCCTCCTCCTGTACTTGTCTGTTCAAGTTGCCCGCCTTTTCATACGGCGCTGCCGCATCGAAAAAGACACGGCTTGCCCGAATCCCTCAAAGCGGTGTTTCATTTTTGTTCCTACGCAGCGGAAACAGCCACTTCCTTGGTGGTTACCACGCTGTCAATGTTGCTGGATTTGCCGGCATAAGCGCGTACCGTGTATGTGCCTGCGTCCCAACCGGAGGTATCCAATGCCAAGCTGTAGGTTACAGCCGTGGCGGAATCTCTCGGATCGGTTCCGTCCAAGGTATATTTGATGGTAGCCGAACCCGTGGAAGACGCCAGCGTGATGGTATCCGTTGTGCTGCCGACATAGGTAACGGTCGGCGCGGCGCAGATGGTGCCGGAAGTATAATGCGTGTAGATCGCCCCGATCTTGGAGTTTAAAACAAAAGCGTCATAAATGACGCGCCCTTCCACCAAAGTTCCGTTGATTCCGGGCGGGTTTTTATGCGTGATGTAATCCTCAAGCTTCTGCGGCGCCACGCAGGCCGATTTATGCGTCAGCACAAACGACACATTGGCGGGGAAGTAAGAATACGGCACGACCACGATGGGTACGCCGTCCACTTCTCCAACCTGACCTTTCATCAGCGCTTTTTGCCCCACATCCGAGCCGAGCATAAAAGAGTCATCCAGCTTGATGTATTTGTAGAAAGCCGGAGTAACAAAAGCCACGCGCCCATGGATAGGGACGCGGTTTTCGGAGAGCGCCTCCGTAGCGGCTAAGAACATGGCGTACGCGTTTTCGGCTGTAACGCCTGTTGCGGCGCTGCCTCCGTTTTTGGCGATCATCTTCGCGATGCGGTAAGCGTCGACTTCCGGCAAAACAACCTCGTCGATCTGTCTGCGCAGGGCTTTACCGGCTTCTTTGGCTCCCATTTGTTCCTGCTCATTGCCTTTATCAATGGTAAAGGTAAAAGCCCGGTCTTTGGACAAAGCCATTTCCTGAACACTGTCCTGCAACTCCGAAGGCGTGCCGTAACGGGCCGTACCAACTCTTGCGTAGTCGGAGAGCGCCACGGTGGGGATGGAATAGACCTTGACGGTCTTGACTCCCGCCCAGTCGTAGTCGTTGTTGACGCCTACTTGGGTTAAAGAACCCAGTTTAAACCTGTCATCTACTCTACTTGCGTATTTGCTTGCTAAATTTACTGCCATTTTTATCATCCTTTCGATTTTTAAAGTTAGATTTGGTCATCCTCGTCAAACCCCGCCATGAAGGGGTCGGAACGCCGGACGCCTGCGCCCGTGCCTTTTTGGCTGGCGGGCGCTTTGGTGGATTTTTGCTGCTGCTTTTGCCGCTTGCTGGTTTCTTGCAACTGCTGATACCTTGCTTGCGCCTGGGCAGCAGCCTGAGCTAATTGATTGTTCTCGTATTTGAGGTAGGCGGTTTTCAAATCCAACCCCTTGTGAAAGTCCATGGCCACCTCCGAAGGGAAGCTTTTTAACCCGGCCAGGTCCGGTCGGGTTTTTAAAAACGATTCGATTTCCGCCGTCGTGTCGCGTCCGCCATTTGGTTTGGGCTGGTTTGCCCTGGCATCGGCGACCTTTTTTTGAAACAACGCAAGCGCTTGGTCTTGCGGAATTCCCTGCTGTTGTTGTAGTCTGATTGTTTCCATCCTCTTAAAATTTTCGATCGCCAACTGAACCGCTTCCAGCTGGTTAATGTCGTAATAGGCCGCGATATCGTTGATCTCCTCCAGTTCCTTGCCGCCGGACTCATAAGCCTTGAGCTTTTCTTCCATGCGGTCATGGTTAAGGCCCTTTTGCACCAAAACCGGCACCTCTTCGGGCTTGATCTCTAGCGACTTGCCCAAAAACTGCACCTTCAAAGGTTCCGTGCCAAACTGGGACTGTTTAACGTCGTCCGGATCGTCCATGCTGCTGCAATCCGCGTCGTCGTCGATAAGCTCGTCGTCATCGTCATCATTACCTGAATCCGGCTTGTCCGACTCATCAAACGCGTCATCCTCCTTGTCTTCCGCCTTATCGGTGGATTTGTCTTTGCTACTTTTGGGCGTCACATCCCCATCGGCAAAGCCCTCCAAAAACTCCCTGTCCGCCGCCTCGTCAAATACGTCCGCGCCGTCCTCCGCCACCTTTTGCGGAACCTCGTTTTCCTGCATGGTTTCTTCATCTTTAAAATCTTCTGTCATACGCTGCTCCTTTCTAACTTTTATTTTATCCGGCAAGACTTCATAAGCCCCGCCCCATTTCGCCACTTTCGGGTAATAAAAAAACAGCCTAATATCATTAGGCTGTTTTTTAACATTGAATTGATAGAGAGTAAAAAAATCCTGTCATCCAAATTTAAAACCTATTTACTGTTTTCCAATAAAACTATTTATACCAGAAAATAAAATATCTCGAATAATTTCCTGGTAATTAGTATATCCTCCGTCTTTTTGCATTAAAACATCAAGCATCTCTTTTAGTTTTCCATCTGAGGCTCAAATATAGCATAAGTTTTTTCATTCAGAATGGGGATATTCCGTCTTTCTTCTTCATCTTCAACAACGAAATTAGGAAGATAGATGTTAAACTCTTTTTTTTTAGCATTTTCTTCAAGTATAAAAGTGCGGGATTTTGATATAGTAATCTCTTTCCATCTTTATCACCTCATTTAAATAGTCCATAATTACCGTATGATATATCTTTACTGGAGATACGTTTTTCTCACTAGCTCGCGTTTATTCACATCTATATCATATTCAATACTTAAATCAGAATATACGCCTAATGTATTATCTGATATCTTCTTTATATCAACACTTCCAGTCGGCCTTTTTATATTTAAGATATCATTTACTTTCCATAACTGGTTTCCATCATAATCAAATGCGACAACATTATTGGGAACAATTTTATTGTCGTAAAATAATACAACTACTGTGTTTTCAAATTCAACTACCTTTTTTATTGAAAACTCCAACTTGATCTGCTTGTTTCCAATCAATATGTTTTTTTCATTAAACTTTATCATTATTATTCCCCTTCTTTCCTGCGTATTAATTTAAATCTTCAATATTCTCAAACCACTCATCCATTAAGTCGATTTCCTTTATCGCATACTGAACCTCGCCCCCATATGTTTTAACGCTGTTAAATTCTTGTGGCCCTACTATGGTTACTTCTAGCGGAGTATTTTCTGGCATTTTAATATGCACTACTTTATTGGGTACCCTAGGTAATGCATATTTATCAGCAATTTCTTGTGCAGATAAGCCGTTAATATCTTCGGTACGCAGTACGAATCTACTCTTTGGATAATTATATCCCTCACAGTAAACACGAGAATATGATTTATTACCTGCCTCAATATGGAACACTTTGGTATCTGGGGCTACAGGTGATTTATCAAACCCCATATCTGCCCATTCTGTATTCGCTTGTTCCGCTGTTTTGGTATTAACAATTTTATATCCATCTATTCCCAAACGCTTTTCTAGTTCCTCACTACGCTTGGTGTATTCAATTGCAGAATTTCCAATATTCCCCGTGCCCTCTGCCAATCCCTTACTCCCATTATATCCCATCTCACCAGCGGCATCAATCTCCTTCGTTCCCACTTCTTCGACGGCGTTCGACAAACCTTCCCGCTTCTCCAACTCTAACAGCTGCTTAATCTCATCGTCCGTGAAGTACGGCGAAGGCTTCGTACTTTTTGGGAACCATCCCCGCGCCACAAACTCCTTAGCTTCCTCATCCGTCATCAGGGGCGACGGTTTATACCCCGCCGGTAAATCATAGACCTGCTTATCTGCCGTCTTAGCAGCGGTAGAGGCAACTTCGCCAGCCTCACCAGCTCCCTTCAGACCCTGCTTCACCAGCGTTCCCACCTCGTCGGCATACTTGAGAGAACCGACAACGGGGATCAGCCCCACCACGTCCAAGAGCGTCTGGATGATGTGCTCCTTCGACCCGTCCCAGTGGGTTACATCATAGTACAAATCACGTACATCGGCGGCTGTATCCAACCCCAAAATGCCGGAAAGCACCTGCAAAGTGGTCCCCAATGCCGTCACGTCGCCGGAGTAGTTACCCAAAAGCGCCTGCTTGCCGGAGCGTTTGAGATAGTCGAGCGTCTCTTTGTCCAGCCCGCTTTGCTTGGCGTATTGGGTGTTTAGCCCTCCGTAAGCGTTCGCCCAAATTTCCCCCAAGTTCCAATCCGCGCCGACTGCAGTACTGGCCGTAGCCTCTTTTATTGCCCCGGTGAGATTTCCAGCGCTTGTGACGGCAGTTTTGCTCTTATTCTTGCATTGTTCTCCGTTGCCTGTCGTTCCTTCGGCAGTGTTGGTAGCAGTGGTTTTACCCGTACCGTTGGCCGCTTTTACCGCCGCCGCTAAAGCGGCCTCCGCATTTCTTACCTCCGGCACCCGGTAGAGGGGAGCGACCTGATTCAGCACCCCTCCGCTTTTTTCCCCTAC